CGAGCCCCAAACCATTTGGGTGGAACCTCTCCGGAAACGGATGTTCTATCAGTACTCTTACATGGAGCAGGGAGCCTTGCGGTCCGACGGTTGGTCGAGATGAACAAAGATGTGTTCGAAAAGGTTATCCCTTTCGAGCTCTTTTGTTCTCTTAGACCACCCGATTGGACTTCAAAGAATGGCTGCGTGGACACTTTCGGTACTATCTCAGGGATTCAAGAGCCTGGTTTCAAGCTGCGTGCTGTGGCTAATCCTTCACGGATTATCCAAGCTGCACTTGAACCCTTGAAGTCTGCTCTCGCAGACATTCTCAAGAATACCAAGGAAGATTTCACTCATGATCAACAGGGAGCAATTCCTGTTATTCAAGGGTGGCTCTCGGAGCGGAGAACTGTCTACTCAGTAGACCTTTCTGACGCTACGAATCTCTTCCCTTGGCCACTCCAGCGTCGTCTTCTTGAAGACACGTTTACACACCCGGAGTTCCGACAACTTATCGGAATTATGGATATTGTGTCAACGGGTCCATGGTTGACGAAGCTGCGAGGCGGTCCTGAGGTAGTACGTTTCACACGTGGGCAACCACTTGGCTTGGGTCCTAGTTTCCACACCTTCGCTTATTCTCATAATACCCTTCTGAAGGGTATTTGTGAAAAGCATGGTATCGAACCTAGGTATTGTGTTCTCGGCGATGACGTTGTTATCGCTGATTCACAACTCCACCTATCTACAGGCGCACCCTAGACAATCTAGGGTGCCGAATCTCCGAATCGAAGACATTCTCGTCTAAGATTATGGCAGAGTTTGCAGGTACGACGGTCTTGGCCAACCGTGCAGGGCATGGGTATAAGTGGCGCCAGATGAGCGATTATTCGTTCATTGACGCGGCACGAAACCTAGGCAAACCGGCGTTGGGGATGATGAATCCCCTACAACGGCAAGTCACGCTCCTTCTCGCTAAACTCCCAAAGGAGGTAGGCGGGATCGGGTGGTCCGACGGGTTGAAACTGTCCGATCTCAAAGATCCGGTATACGATTATGCCGTGAGGCATCTCGTGGAACGTATCGATGAGCAACCTGTGATGTACAGAG